GGTACGCAGCTGCCATTTTAGGATCTATTTCATTGCATCCCAAAACATCAAATCCGGCCAGTTTGTAACCCATAGTTGAACCACCACCACAGGCAAAACAAGAAAATACTTTTCCCTTGTCTTTGGTGAAATTAGCATCCTTTAACGTCCATTTATAAGGAAATTTATGCATTACAACTCCAAGAAGTTAGTCATTGGAACGCCAAATTCCTCAGTAAATTGCTGACTTTTACGGTCAAACCAAAACCCTAAAGTACCTTCCCATTCACCATTTCGTTGTTTTGCACAGACCAAAAAGGTGTCAGGTTTGGTGTTATCAGGAAGCATATTGACCTCTGTTTCCTTTTCTTTTTTGCGGTTTCTTGCTATTAAAAAGACGTTATCTACAAGATCGGTGATGATTCCTGACCCTTTAATGTCCTTTTTCTCTGCAATTTTGTCTCCTTCACCTGATTTTCTAAGGTGATGAACTAAGTGAATATGCAGCTGAGTCTCTTTGGCTACATCACAAAGAGCATCTACAAAGTCTTTTTGACCGTTATAGTCATCCTCGCCTCGTACACACTTCATCATGGAATCAATAATTAGGTGCTGGATGCCTAATTCTTTGGCAGCATACCGACACAGCGCAACGGCTTGCCAAGGCTCTAAACGACCTACATGGTCATACAGGTATCCCCTATCCATTTTCCACGCTGAAAACGCCTCTATTTGGCTTTTAGAAGGTATTGGAACTCTAGTAGCTTGTCTAGCCATACGAGCAAGTGTTTTATATGGCTGCATTTCTAAGCTGGCAGTAAGCACTTTTTTATCTTGTGCCAATAAACCTAGTTTTAACTGACCTAGCATCAAAGACTTGCCTGAACCATTCTCACCAGCCCAAATGCTGACTTCAGCTTTTCTAAATCCTATGAGCTGGTCACATTTATGCCAAGGGAGCTTGTCCCCATCTATCCCATGAAGCCTAGTGGCAAAGTAATGGTTAATTTCATCGGTAAATTCTGACTTTTCCCTTACCCGGTTACGGATATTTTCCGTCTCCCTGTAAGCATCAAAATCAATATCCTCAGTTATCAGCAAAATATTTCTCCTTGGGAATCTAAAGCTACAAGTTGGCTTGGCATTGTATTCACAATCTCTGCGTACCATTTTGCAAATAGCTCATCATCTTGATTCCCATGAATTAGCTGAACTCTTTTACCTTTCAGGATTGCAAGGTCATTAGGTTTAGGGCGTGATTTTTGGGTATAAACCAATGGCAATCCTATTTGGCGTTCTCCATCAAACCATGACGGATTAGGCCCTACTACAACGATTACATCCTGTGATTCTTTAGTTATTGCGTTTTGACCAATCATAAAAATCTCACTTTCTCCACTTGTTGAACATCACTAATTTCATCTTCCCAACGCCTATCTTTTAACCATCTTTCAGCATCTTTACGAAACTTACGCTCTACGCTTCTAGCTTGTATGGTGGCTTTTTGTAGGATAACTGGCATCAAAGGCTTATCAATCTTTAAACTTTTCCAAATCTTAAAAGCATTAGCCTTACCAGCAGGTTTGTCATAAGCCTTCCAAAAAATCTCAAACTCATCTGTATATTGGTTAATGGTTAATGGTTTATGGTTAGTGGTTAGGGTTATTTTGGCTTCATCTTGGCTAACCGTTGGGTTATTTTTGGGTTCTTTTTGGGTAACCTTTGGTCTACCACCTTTTAACCCATTGGCTTTTTGTTTAGCACAAAAGGCTTGGTATTCAGCTATTTCATTGTCACACCGGGAATGTCTCCATATTTCTTCTTCTTCATCAAAATCAAAGAATAAATGCAATATGTTTACTACTTCATCCAGCTTGTCTCTAGAATTTAGCTTCATAAGAAGCACCTTCATGTTGTTTTGCAAAGGCTGTTCTGTATCGTAATAAAGCCAAATTAGCTTCATATAAATACCAATTTCTTCATTGGTAAGATAGCTGGTATCTTTAATGAAATCACCTATATGGTGTTGGTAATAGTGCATTTCAGTCCTTTTTAAAAAGGTCAGGTCTTAACTGTTCTCTTGTCAAACGAAGCTCTGAAAGCTCCTCAATTTTTCTTAAATACTTAAATGGAATCTTGGTAGAGTTCCATAAATAAATGGTTTGAGGCTGTATTCCTAGCTTTTCAGCAAGGTTTATCAAGCTGCCAAACTCAATTTTTAATAAATCTGATGGGTTCATTTAATTCTCCTTTTTCGCTATCATATATCAAAACTATAGGAAAATACACCTATTAGGGAAAGTCCCTATAAAAAAACTATATAAATCTATATTTATGGTGTATAGTAGAGTCTAGTTCAACAGTAAAGGAGTAAGTGATGAAACCAACAGCATTAGATATTTTGGGTGCAATGATTCTTGGATTGGTATTGGGCGTGATGTTTGCGTTGGGTGTTTAACATGGGAATGTCTAGACACGATGCCTACTACGAGCCAGATGACTACGATGACCGTTCTGATGAAATTGAGGAACGTACATGGCAACTCATGAAACCCGGTGCTCAATGGGATTACAGAAAATCTCAAGCTATATCTGAAGCCCTAAGTGAAATGGGTGTAGACGATGACAAAGCTCTACAAGCCGTTATTGATACAGGCGATTACGAGCAAATCGGTAGAAAACTTATGATGATGGCTTTGGATTATTACGAGCATTTTGCCAAAGACACAGCAGAATCAGAAATTAACGACTAAGGAGAAAGTGATGTCATATTTAGAACTACGCAAAATCAATGTAAACGAGCACACAGAAAAGAAAGGTAAATTTACCTACCTTTCATGGGCATGGGCCGTAGACCAGCTACTACAAGCTGACCCAATGGCTACTTGGGATTACCAGCCACCTATGGCTTTTGGTGATACTTTGATGGTCTTTTGCTCAGTAACAGCTTTTGGCAAAACCATGACAGCTCAGCTTCCGGTACTAAACGCTCAGAACAAAGCTATTGCAAACCCTGATGCTTTTGCAGTCAATACAGCTATGCAACGCTGCCTAGCTAAAGCTATTGCCTTGCATGGTATTGGCTTGTATATCTACGCTGGTGAGGATATTCCTACTGAAGAACCTGTAGATTTAACCAATGAGACTACTTTTTGGGTAGAGCAAATTAATTTATGCAAAAACATGGCTGAACTTAAAGATGCTTACGGTAAAGCCTATGCAGTTGTAGCTAAAGATAAAAATGCAATACAAATTATTGCGAATGCTAAAGACTTAAAGAAAGTGGAATTATCATGATTGAACAAGGCACACCTGAATGGCATGAACTCCGTAGAGGCAAAGTAACCGCTTCTAGGGTAGCTGACATCCTTGCAAAGACAAAGACTGGGCCTTCAGCTAGTCGGCAAAACTATCTGATTGAGCTTGCCTTGCAAAGAACCACCAAGACCATTGAACCATCATATACCAACGCAGCTATGGAATGGGGTACAGCAACAGAACCCCAGGCTAGAGTAGCTTACGAAGTTAATACGCATAACTTTGTAGACCAAGTCCCATTTATTGACCATCCTACTATTGAAGGTTTTGGATGCTCACCTGATGGCTTGGTAGGTAAAGACGGCTTATTAGAAATTAAATGCCCTAACAGCGCTACGCATTGGGAATACTATAAAGCTAAAGAACCACCCAAGAAATACTTTATTCAGATGCAAGCGCAGATGGCGGTAACAGGGGCTAAATGGTGCGACTTTGTATCGTTTGACCCAAGGATGCCAGAGCGTAGCCAGTTGTTAATAGTCAATGTACCAAGAGACTCTGAGTTTATTGTGTACATGGAAGCAGAAATTAAGCAGTTTTTAAGTGAAGTTGAAGCAGAAGTTAAATTAATGGAGAATCAATAATGGCAATTCAATATTTTGTAAAAGCAGCAGTATCTGAGTACCAAGACAAAGACGGTACAACTAAGAAACGCTATCAGTCTATTGGCGTAATCATGGAAACCAAGCATGGATTGATGCTTAAACTAGAAACATTGCCATTGTTTGCAATGAAAGAAGGCGGTTTATTGGCTTACTTGAACCCACCTGAAGATAAAGCTATTGCAACGCAACAAGCATCAAAATCATTTACTGACATCAAAGAAGATGTGCCATTTTAAGGAG